TTTCATATATCCACCTTCATCTCCATATTCTCCACCATGATCTGGCTCGTGTGTGCCCATCATTTCGCTTTCGTCGGTCTTTTCTTTTTTCTTATATTTGTCTTTTAAAACTTTCTTTCCATCTACGATTTCATACTTGTAGCTGTTCCCGGTAAATCTACCAGCATCTTTATTCTTTTTAGGTCGCCCAGCAGTCTTCTTTTCTTTAGTATCTGTTTCTTTTTCGTCGTCTTCTTCATCATCATGCTTGCGAGTATAAACTGTACCTGTGCTGATTTCTTTCTTGTCGAATTTTTTAGTACCTTTTTCTTTGTCTTTCTTTTTCATGTAAGCATCTAAGTCTTCAAAACCCTCCATCATTTCTTTCATACGTTGTATAAGATCCATTTCTTCTAAGCTACTTGTGTCAGTATATTCTTTGCCATCTAATTCAAAATGTCCACCCTTTGGAGTAGATTTTAATTTTCCTGTAAAGGCGTTGCCTTCTTCCATGTCATCTTCTGAAAATCTCTGTCCTCTGTACATAGCACTATCTATATCAGGTTTACTGACTTTATTTCTAGAACCAGGTATAGATTTCATGCCCGATGGTTTTTGCATAGATTTGTGTGTCATGTTATTAGGCTTTTTTTCAGTAGAGTTTTTAAATTTCATATGATTGACTTGTTCAACTTCCTCGATGTCATCTTCGAACATACCATTGTGGGCGTCGGCAGCTCCTGGTCGTCCATTGTAATTGTGGCTCATGGAATTTTCATCTGCTTTCATACGCAAATATTCCATCATTTGCTCTTCATCCATTGGTTCTTTTTTACCTTGTACAAATGCAGAAATGCCCTTGGCTACATTTTTTAACGGATGCCCACTGGTGCGTTGTTTGAATTTATCTTGTTTGACTTGACCAAGACCACGCATTTTTGGATCTGCATGTTGCCCAGGTAATGGATTAGTAGCCTCTTCCATGTCATCTTCTAACGTCATAGGAATCGCTTCATTAGTTGTGCCTTTTGGCCAATGCTTTTTGGCTCGAATAGCAAAGTTTAATTCTGACTGTTTAGTAGCTTCGGGAGAACCTTTCTTATGCGGACCAGTTTTATGTAACTGTGCTAACTGATGTTCTAAATCACTGATATTTTTGCCTTTAAACATGCCTTTTTTAGCAGGATTTAAATGAACGTCCCCGCCAAATTTTTCTTCAAGACTGCCACTTCCACTAAAGTTCATCCCACCAGTACCATCTTCCATGAGAGTTTTTAAATCTTGAGACAGTGCTGTTTCAAGTGTTTGAACTGTTTTATTTTTAGGAGCTGGTTTAGCTTGGCTCTCGGTAATTTGTTTTTCATCAGCACGTATGCTGTTTAATTTTTTGTTTAACTCGTAAAATGGGTTCATTGCTATTATCCTCTTGGCCGGGAACCAGTCGCTGGACGAGCTGGTCTTTTTTCTGCGTGTGTCATAGGGCTGTCTTTGCCCATTGGTAAATCATTTGTGGTTTTTGCCTTAGCAGGACTGCCGCCAGCAATTTCAAATCTACTACGATAAGCATTTTTTAGTACACCATGATCATATGGATCGGCACTATAGTCATCACTTAATTCTTTTTGTTTTTTATCTGGAGCAGGATAGTCTGTATCAGCTATCAATGATTCGGGCTGATCTTCAATTTTTTTCTGTTCCTCATCGACTATTTCGTCATAAACAGAAGTCTGCATTAATATTTTATTTGGATTACATCCAAGTAGGTGTGCTATTTGTTTTATTTGTGGTTCTATGGCTGGATAGCGGAACACAACATCAAAGCTATTAACTTTGTCGTTTTCAAAGTTAGGAAAATCTGCTGGTTTAGCCTGTATAGGCGTAGTCTTAACTGCTGATATCTTGATAGGATCAAACTGGTCTAGCTTGGCTTTTAATTGATTGTAAAAACCAGAGGGCAAGTCACCAATTATCTTGATTCTATAGTTGTATGTTCTTTCACTCTCAGCTAGATAATCTATAAATTTCTTTGTCATAATTATTCCTTGGTATTATATTTATGTTTAATTGTTTTTTTGATCCTTGGAGTGCAGTATGCGTTCCAATAGGTCATTGCGTGTCAATAGTTGACCTTGTGCTGTTGGCAGATTTTTTAACTCTCCACCTTTGGCGGCATCTTGATCCAGCTTTAATTTTTTTAACTGTAAATCTATCATCTTTAATTTTTTGTTTAATTTAGTTGTTTTGGCAGTAAGGGCGTGACCTAACATTGTTCCTGCTACAGCAAACAGTTCGGCACTGTATCTACTATCCACATTCATTCCAAGATCTGATAAGTCTTGATAACTTTGTTTAGCTAAATCAGCCAGTTCATCTAGTTCTCGGTCACTAGTTGCCAAGTCTCTAATACCAGGCAGTGCCGCATCAATTTTATCTATATTATCGTCAATTTGTATTATGGCGGTGTGTGTTTCTTCAGGGGTTAGATTTTCGCTCACTGGTTCAGAGGCTTCTATTTTATCGAATCCAAAAAGTTCTTCAAGTCGTTTAGTAATTTTAAGTCTCCCTATTCATACAAACTAACTCTGTGGCGCGATGTGTTTTAATATACAAATATATTGTCATACTGTATTTACAGTATTTGAAGGAGTGTTAACCCTTTTTGGTTACAGATCCGAATATTTGGTTTTCGTTTATTACTCTAAAAATCAATCCTTGCTGTCTAGCCCATTTGGTGGCGGCGTCCCATTTACTATAATTAACAGCAATGACAGCTTTTTCTCGTGATTTCATGGCACTTTCTACTATGCTCTGACTTCTGGGTTTGATTTCTATCAACTCAGCTCTAGTAGTGTTGCCAGGGCCACGATAAGTGACTATAAAATCTGGAACATATTTGCTCATTTTTCCAGTGATAGGGTTCATGTAAGGAATACTAACAGGTTCACTGGCCCATTGTAGGATGTTATCGTTGTTATCGCAAAAATTCATGAACGCATTTTCCCAACCTGAACGAAAGTAGGGCTTGCCGTTCCCAACATACTTACTAGGATTTTTTACTTCGTAGATGCCTTGTCTAAAATTAGCCATTACTGTCTAATATTATGTGCTACATAGTAATTGGGAGTTACCGGCACTTTAATTCCCAATAGTGTAGTTGGACTTTGTATAGCATTGAGATAATAAGTCAAATTATAAGTGACTTGTGCCCCATTCAACCCCTTCATGCTTTGTAGTAAATTCATAATAGGTTGATTGGACAAATTGGCAACTCTAAACAGTGCCACTGTAAAATTTTCAGCTTGTGATTTAGTCCCAAATACCGATTGGAAATAACTGCGAACTGCATCATACTCTTGAGAAGACACTGACTGTTGATATCCGTAAAATCTGTCAAATATCTGTACAGTTTGATCTATTGAAGGGTTATAAGAATTAATCTGTCCCATAAATTAAGGTCCTTGTGATATATCAACGCCATTGGGTCCTATACCATTTACTCCTACCCCATTGGCTTGAGCAGAATTATTTTGTGGATTGTTGGCAATTATAGGAGCATTGGCAAATATTGCGCCCACTGATCCCAAACCTGGTATTGCCGGAATTCCATTATTATTTAACAAAGACTGTGTTGGTCCAGCGGCCTGCATGGCAAACCCAGCTACGCTAGAAGGATCGCCTGATTGAAATGAATTATACACTGTAGTGGCTGCTTGTACAGCACCTAATACTTGATTTAAAGCTCCAGAGCCTTTGGCCGTTGACTGTAGATCGGCAATACTGCCTTGAGTAGCCCCAACCATTCCACCTTGATGATAAACAGAGTTGCGTCCTGTTGTTGTAGTAATAGAAGAAGCTTGTGTATCGTAATGTGCTGGATCAGCGAATCCAGGTACCACTGAGCTAGCTTGTTCTGCCCCAATATTGCCAGTATAGTATTTTACAGCTTCATACTCTATAGTGACATCATGTTGCATGGTGCCTGCTCCTTCTCGATAATCGTACGTATCACTGTTCCATGACTGAATAATAGGATTTATCATAGTCCAGGCAGCAAATGTTTTTTGACTCATTCCGTATATAGTAATATCGTTGAAGAACCGTGGTTTTCCACCAGATCCTACTGAAAACAAAGGATTGGTACCATCATTGGGACTTTCGCCCACAAATCCCCAGTTGGCATTTTGCAAAGTATTACTATAGATATCATTAGCATTATAACTAAAGCCGTTAAAATATGTGGCTATTTGTCCCAATGTGCCAGATGTTGTGGGTATTCCTTGATACTGTTTGCTAGGATCACCGTAATAATATGTGTAATAATTATACCACATGGTACGTATAGTGTCATCTTGATCATCGTGTAAGGTTATTTTACTTGGTTCATAATGTACTTTGGTCTGAACTAACCGTTTACGATTATACTGATTAAGAGTGGTGGTATCTATTTTAAATTTAGGCAAATCAACACTCTTAACCATTAATCCGATTGTGGCGTTGTTGCCAGATCCATATAGAGCTTGCAGTTGCGGAATTTGCGCTGTGTTTATATTGAATACTACATGAAATAAAAATTTAAAGCGAGGAACCAGTCCATACCCATTGCTAAGGAAAGTCTTGGCGGCGTGAGTATAATCCTTAAGTAATGGACTAGTAGCCGGCTGTAGAAAGCTGTTGCCCTGCCCAAAATATGACATATTGTTTAACCAGCAGCACCAGACGCTGTGCCTGCTCCAGTAGCAATGCCGCCGTTAGTACGTGATATGGCCTGACCAACACCTTTGCTGGCTCCAGCTGCATTTACTTGAATTGCGTTATCAAATGTTATTGACATTGAAATCTTTACAGCTTCGCTGGTCCCATAATCCATCTTGTTGTAGTTCACGTCTTTGAGATAGCATCCTAATATTTGCCATTCTTCTAAGATTACCGGAGTATTTGCTCCGTTGCCACCATCTAATACTTGGAACTGTGTAGTAAACTTATAATCAATACCCGAACTCGCTGAACTTTGTTCCATAAAGTCTAATTGTTTCTGTAACTGCTCTCCTACTAATTGACTTACTGCTCCAGTGGCATCATCACGTAGTTCGCAAGTAACATCAGTCCATGTGTACTTCCCAGCTACTTTAATAGTACTGTTATAGATAGGCAATTTTATTTCTTCAAATGTAACGTGAGGACGATCAAATGTCATCACCTGTTTGGTTAATTCGGTAGTAGGAGTACTTGTGCCAAAGTTTTGGAAAAATACTCTGTAACGAAAACTTAACTTAGGCATTAATAAGCCTTGTGTTGAAGCACTTTGCCCGTCAGCTCCTAATGGAATTGTAAAGTTAGTTAATGATGATGTTGCCATGTTATAATATCTCCGTTGTACTATTATTTAGTTAATATTTTGGGCAAGATATCTCTACCTTGCCCTATATCTTTACGCTGCCGCCTGCGCTGCAATTGCTCCAGTGTTTTCTATA